CTGCTGGATAAAGTCGATCAGGCAGTATTCAAAATCCGCACACTTGTTGTCCTGCGGCTGATATGCCGCCTCAATTTCTGTTGCGGTCTTCTCCACAGCGGCAAGAGCTGCCACATCCAGCATTTGTGCATCTTCGTACAGATCCCGACGCAGAATTTCCAGCATAGTTTTCCGGGCTTCAACAGGAACATCCAGCGTATGTGCCTCTGCACCTGTTCCGTCTGTGCTGTCCACCAGCGTGGCTTTTACGCTCTTCATCCGCTGGATAAACTGGGCCAAATCAGTATCTTCCATAGCACCGCTGTTTTTCAAAATCCAGTAAACGCCGCTGGTATCGTCAATCTGATTTGCGAATCCGGACTTGATGAAATCGTAGCAATCAATGGAGCCACGCAGTCCTACCAACTCGCTTTCGTGGGTGTCGTTGCCGTAAAGAATGGCAATGGGCAGCTGGGTGTAATTCTCATCGCACTGATCCACCACGCCAAAGGCGTTTCTCAGTTCTTTTCGGATGTATCCACGTTTCGCAACCGCAATCTCTGCATCGTCACTGTCCTTTGCCGCCCATTCACTCACGCCGTCCAGCTCATAAAGCGTTGCCCTGAACACTTTCGTTCTCCCGGTATCCCGGAACCAGTAGCGGATGCCAGCTTTGATTTCGGAGGTATCTTCGTCCAGAAGAGGAACAAAACCGGGATTTCCGGGAGTGTCGGCAAAAGAGAATACTTCCAGGTGATCCAAATTCCAGTATCCGAAAGCTACGCCCTGAGCCAGAGCCAGCTTTGCCGCAGACTGAAGCTGTTTGTCGATATTCTTCCCCAGCTTTTCCTTGCCGTCCATGCTAACGCCATTCGCCAGCATATAGCCAACTTCCTGCAACACCATACGCCGGAAGAAAAGTGTTTCCAACCGGTAGTCACTGCTCCAGATGTCAGGCGTTTTGTTGCCGGACAAAGTAAAGAGGAATTTCTGGAATTTCTCAATCGTGGTATTGTGTTTACTGTAATACGCCATACCGTCCACAGCATTCTTGTAGGCTTTGCTCCCCTGATGCTCCCGAACCGCATCCCGGAGAAATGCACCAACATTTCCCTTTACAATGGCTTCCTGTAAATCCTGATATGTTTTCATTCGTTCCCTCCAAATTATAGAATTTTAGTTGCTTACAAAAATGCAGCAGCTGCAGGGGCAAGTGTAGTTTCTTTTTTGCTCCACAGTCGCTTGACGATGCAGGACAGGCTATCCGGTGCATCATCATGCTCGGCTTCTTCGTTGTAGTCGCAAATCTGGTTGATGTACGCTTTGTCCGTCCCATCCACAAACACGACATTTTTCCACTCAGGCTTTAGCACGCTGGAAATCTTCTCGAATTTGTTCTGGTTTTCGTGGTACTCCACACACCGTTCCCCACGCCGCCGCAAATCCTTTGCCAGATATCCCTTGTCACCGTTGTTCTCGCAGTAAATCACCCCGGCGTTAAACATTTTCCGATACCGGATAATGTCATCCTTGCAGTCATCAACGTGCTTTCTCCACATCTTGCCAAAAACATAGTATTTCTCATTGCGTTTCTTACAGATAGTAAACGCTGTGTAATCCTCTCCGCCATAGGCGGCATCCACATGGCAAATGCCTTGTTCCGCAAGGGCAGGATCAGCACCAGTTACCGGGGCCCGGAATATCACATCATCGGAAGCAATGTGCCGCAGTTCGTAGTTTGCGGCGAACAGGGAAGCGGTCATACTGTCCCGGATTTTTGCCAGCTTTTCTTTGCTTATCAGACCTGTGGAGTAACAATCGTATCTTTCCGGCTCCTTTACAAGGGTAAACGCATCATCTGGGTGCCATGGTGTGCCGATAAACACAATGCGGCCATCTCTAGTTACAATGTTTCGGAGTTCTCGCACTATCGCTTTTGTCTTTTCTCGTTCCGCTTTACTCAAACGGTCTTGTAGGTTTACTACGTCATCACAGATTATCAAATCAGCGTGCTTGCCGGTCAAACTTCCGCCACAGCCGCACCCAACAAGTTGCTCTGCGCCTCTTGGACTGTCATAGGTGGAAACGGTCATACTTGTTGAATTTGCGGTAGTCAAATATATTTTGCTTCCAGTAAGCACTTCGGCCATATATCGAAACGCCTCATTCTCAAAAACTTTCTGAGCTTGGGCTATTGATTCTGCTACGTCTGAATCGGTTTTCCGCATAAACAAAGCATTTTTTGCATGATATAATACCGACCACATAGCTAGAGCTACTGAAAGCGCAGAGGATTTATAGCTAAGTCTGTGCGCTTGCAACGAATAGTCATCGTCTCCATAAATGATATGTTGCATCCATTTCCCGTGAAGATCATCCGTTAAATCCTTAAATCCAACCATGCGGCCAACCGCAGCCGGGTATTCACGCCATATTCTCCACACAACATCTCTAGTCAGTCCATCTATAAGATTTCCCCCTTTGTTTCTTCCAGCAACTTGTCAATGGCCTTTTTCGCGTCTTCTGACAACTCCTGTTTCGTCAAGTCAACTTTTTCAACATACAGACCATACCGCTTTCCCAGCAACTCCGCAGCTTGCAATCGCTCTTTTTCGTTCGGGTGCTTGCCCATTTCTCTGGGCAATCCATCTTCCACGACTATTACGGTGGACATTGATTCTCCACGCATAACAGACGTTAAGTATTTAAGTATTTCATCCTGTGTCGCAATCAGGGAAGCTTCTTTTTCCTTCATGCGCTGTTCTATCTGATTTTTAATGTTAGGTTTTATAAGGTTTTCCGTTGCAATTACTGCAGCTGTTTTTTTAGAATACCCGGCTCTGATTGCGGCCTGAGTGGCGTTCAAATCAATCAAATATTCATCCACAAATCTTTGCTGTTTTGCCGTTAATTTTGCCACAATCTCACCACTTTTCTAAAATATTTGTTGGGTTTTGCACTATACTGAATAATACTATAGCCCTGCCGAAAAGGTTTGGTTTTCCTTTTATTGCTATTTTACATGAACTCACAGGGCATGATACACATTTTCAAAAGATTCTTTGTTGCGCTGTGTATTCTTCAAACGCCTCCTCCTGCTTTTGAAAATACTCTTTGTCGATTTCTATCCCCACAAAATCCAAAGCAAAGTCGTATGCCGCTCTGCGTGAGCTTCCGCTTCCTAAGTGGGTATCGAGTACCTTGTATCCAGGTTTCGTATAGTGGCTGTATATCCACCGGTATAATTCCTCCGGCTTTTGTGTTGGGTGGAATCTGCCCGCTATACCCGCAGACGACATTTTGATAACTTTTGCGTTATCGTTGAAACTGCACCAGGCATATTCCGCCATTGCCATAGAAAAGTTTTCCGGAATATTTGTTTTCAGCCAGACCAAAAAGCACCTGTTTGGAGGAAGTTGGAAATAGTTTCCACCCCATATAATTTGCTCCTTGCTCACCCGGAAAAGCTCTTTGAAGTAATCCTCGCTGGGGGCATAGTCCCAGCTCACGATTTTTTTCCGAACTTTGCCGCCCACTTTCCGCCAGTCCGGGCAATCTTGCAGGTACTTGTCAAAGCGTCCACCGAAGCGGGTATCTTCGGCAAACTTCCCCCCCCCGCTACCATAAGGCGGATCTACAACGGCCAAGTCAAAGCACTTGTCCGGATACTCCCGCATGATTTCCATGCAGTCATCATTTATGGCAATGTTCATTATAAATACCCCATTTCCTCCGCCACAGCGTACACGAACTCCCGGTTCCAGTCTCGTGCCGTCCCCTCCGATATATGCAGCTGCACGGCGGCACCTGGAATGTTGTACCGCCGTTGTTTATAAACTAAATCTATCATTGCGAGGCGTTCTGAGCCTCGGTACTGGCACTTTGTTTGTGCCAGTACCTTTCTCACCGCCTTGTCAAATTTCGCTTCCTGCTGTTTCCCTTGGGCTTGTGGCATATCACAGCCCAAACTATACATGATTGATTTTTTTACATAATCATGCCATAAGTATTTCGGTCGTGACAACACCACATCCCCTTTCACAACATAACTATCAAATGATTTTCGCATTGGCAAGCCCAGCCATAAAACTAATCGGTGTTGAAATTGCAAGCAGCTTTGTCAGCGCAGCCATGCGCTTTACCGTATGCGCTTTGCTTGCTGCTTCATACAGTGCTGCAATACATCCGTATCCCTCCATCTTGTCGGCGGCCAACACATAGGATGTTGCTTGTAATGCCTACAAAAACCATCCGGGAACGCTGCCACCCATATAGGTTGCCATAGTCCTGCGAATGATCTTTTCTGGATCAGCCCCATCGTCTTCCTCAACATCTTCCCATACTCCATTCTTAGCGACCTGTTTAATAGCCGCCGCCAAATCTTGCGTAATACGCCAATTTACGTTTTTGATGATTTGATCTTGATCAAATGTAATTTCCGCCATAATACGCTCCTTTCACTTTCTTTTTTACAGGGCCGCTATTCCCACTTTCCGCTCTTATAATTATACATTTTCATGTGCGGATACCGTTCCTGGAATTTCGCCAGATTCTCGCCGTAGATATCCCTCAGAGCATCGTCCATTCGCTGCTGCACATAATCTGCTTCGTCACAGCGTTCAAATGCCTTTGTGTACTCCTCCATCTTGCTTGCACAGCCGTTCAGCATTCTGTTGATGCTCTCAGCCGATAACGCCCTGCCCATGATCTTTTGGTCGTGGGCAGCAAGGGAAATGTAGTCGCACATCTGCTGTCTTCCGATCTCAATCCCAGCTCTCAGGATGGTCATTCCTCTGGCTTTCAGACGGGCTTGGTAGTCGTTTTTTGCCACTGCGGTTCCTTCCTTTCCTGCTTTTTCTGCCACCGCCAGTTGTACCGGCGGTTGGCTTTGAAGGGCTTAAACTGCCCGATCATTCTAGGCTTTCCCATTGCAATCCTCCTTCTTTTTTTCCATTTCCAGCCATTCCAGAAAAATTTCTCTGTTTTTGTTGTACTCAAAAATCAGACTTTCCACTTTCCAGACCGCCCGGAATTTCGTACTGACAAGAAACCATATTTCGAACACAAAACGTACCATGAAGGCGACTGTTACGGAGAACAGAGCAATCCCGCCCAGGCAAAAGAAGGCATATCCGATATTTCGGGCGATACTCTCAACCATTGTTTTTCTCCACCTTGTTTTCTCCTGCTCCGCAGGAACAGAAGTCATCGTATCTCATGGTGCTGCTGTATCTACGACATCCACCGTAGTCTCTGTTTACTTCGACATGTCTTTGCCATCGTTTGCAATCTTTGCACCGCACCACCGGCACGGCGTCCACGGTTGGCGTGATTTGCTGATTTTTTAGCGCCGATATAGCTATATTAAGCGCCTTATTAACGCCCTTTGTAAACATTCCGGTATTTTTGACTCTTTGCTCCGCTAAAAAGCGGATAAAAGCATCCGCATCAATCAGCCGCATTTTCTTTCCCTCCTATACATCAAACTGATAATGTTCAAAAATCCATTGCAGGGCGTGTTGCAGTTCATCTTTCGTAACGCCGTTCAGCGTTTCAAGGGATGCAATTTTTTCAATGGCAAGGACTTTTGCCCAAATCGGGACTGTTTCATCAGCCAGATGATATTTGAAAATGCCGGCGGCTTGTCCGAGGCTCAAATTCCCGGTACACGGGAATGGAATCACAGCCGGTTCTGGCTTCTCTATGATTTCCTGTGGAAATTCGTCCATTTTGGTTTGCAAGGTTATCAAGGCAATACCTCCTCCGGCAGTTCAGGAAGCGGCATCCAGTGGGTGATTTCTATACCGCTATCCACCAAGTCCGGTTCGTTCCTGCCGTACTCGGCAAGAAGATCTTCGCATACACACGACCACCAATACCACTTTTTTCTGTAATAGACAGCAGTCGCTTTTTGCGGTACGTCCTTAATTTTCCCGTAATACGGCTCTGGTCTGTGATTTACCAAAATCACATTTACAGGCTCAAGTTCCTCCGGCATTCGCTCACTGCGTGGAATCCAGTGCCGCACCGGCTCCACATCGGCGGCGGGGAAGCTGTCAAATTCTTCTTCCGACATTTCTGGCAAAAATCCGCAGCAGAGATATTTTTTCTTAAACGCCTCTCGGCTAATGTAATCACTCATTTCAATTCCTCCACGTAGCACCAACTCTGGGGCGGTTTTTCTACCGTGCAATCAAGGCACGTCCCGCACTTTGGAATGGCTATACCCAGGTCGTTGTATTTACATTCACGGTTCCATGGTTTGAAACGATAGAGTGGCTTCGGCATATCGTAGATTTTTAGGTTGGAAATGTGCCAGCCGTATAGCGTTGCACCTTTTCCGTAGTCCCATAAAGCACCGTTCACAAGCCCGGTCTGTGCAACAAAGTCATCGTCCACATCATAGGTTCCATACGGTTCCGTTGCTGGAACTATGGGAGCTATTCGGTCACAGACAAACTCTCCGATAACCTGTCCTCGTCCTTTGAAAATTGTGTGCCCATCTTCATCTATCCACGGGGTTTCGGTGCGGCCTTGCGTTTCGTATATGTAGCACTTGAACGGCAGTTCCAACTTCGGCCTGTTCTTCCGTACTTCAAGCGTTTTTTTGCCGCTGGTGATCCGCACCACCCACTCCGGGCGAATAGAAATAAGTACAGCTTTCATTACCGTTTCTCCTTTATCTCGCTATCCCGCTTAGGCGGAACCATTCTTTGTCCGCCGCATCTGCTTCACGGAGTAATTCTGCGGCTTGATCAAGTATCTGCTGCGGTATCTCCACAATTAGTTTCCCATCATACGGTTTGAGCAGTTCGCAGTATTCCATTCTCTTGTCATGGGCTTTCTTAAGCAACATATCACAACGGTCTATTTTGTCCATATCCTTCTTGAATTTAAGGTCTGCAAGAATGGCATTGAGTGATGGCCACCCAAGGCTGAGTTTCTCGAATTTAAGAATGCACCAAATCAGTTCTTCCTTGCTCAGCTTTCGCAGTTTTGCTGTGACGTTATCGCTATTGGTTGCCATTGTCAGTCCTCCGGTTCCATGCTTCAATTGCTTCTGGTTCTTTCGCGTAATGACCAGTAGAAGCACCACATCCACCAATGTTTGCACTACAGATCACAACATAATCCCGAAAGTTGTATTCTTTGATGGCCACTCCATGCAGTTCAGGGTTGATGAACCCGCAAAACGGCCAGGGCTTCAATTTGATTTCATCCATGGTTTACCCCTCCATTTCTTTCCTCAGCGAATCTTTGATGTAGTATTCAAGCCCAAGCCGCTGGCAGAGCTGTTCTACATCCTGCCCGAACTGCTTCCAGTCGATACTGCTCGGATGGTAGTTCAGTTTCCCGATTTTTACCTTGTCGATAATATCGTGGCATGCCGAAAGCATTTCTATAACCCCATGATGGTTCAACACCGGCTCACAGGATACCCATGTGCTGATGCCGTACTGTTTCGCAAAGTAGATGTCAAGCAGCCGATCAGAGGGGGCATAGGTGCCAATATTGGAGCCATCATAGGTGATCCCGTACCAGTCATTTTTGTCCAGCAAATCAAAGTCCCGGGTGCCATCTCCCTTTGTGAGGATTTGCACATGGTTCCCGCTATCCTTGATGGCCTTGATAACTTCACGGGTTATGGATGTGTCGTACCCGGTGGGGTACGGGTCGCAGGTGAAGCAAAGGTGTATAAGCTGCCCCTTGACCTGCTCTTTCTCCAGCTGCTTTTTCAGAGCCTCCACCAACCCCGGGCGGGGTACTACGTTGGCGTGAAAGGTCTCACGATCCCGGTGCAGCACATTCGGTGCGAAACAGTAGTAGCACCTGTGGGGGCATCCGGTGTAGATATTCACTGCGTAATCGCCGTATTCCTTGGCTTTTCCTTTCGGAATATATAAAGGTTTCATGTTTTTACTCTCCTTCCCGCCCAGGTTGCCCCGGGCTATAGCATTTCCGTGAGGTCACGAAAATGATCATCCCCATTGTTCTGCCATAGCCATGGCGATCCCAGAAAAAGTCTTGCTTTTTCGTTTACTGTCCCGGAATGACGTTCCAACATTGCTTCTTGGCGTTCCGTCCGCTTTCTTGCTCCCTCCAGAGACCCACGAACACACAGGTTTTACAACTTCAGTCGGTTCAAGAGGCGGGATTCCTTTCAACCACAGGCAGGTTTTCTTGCTGTACGGATGGCCAAATTCAAACGGTTGGATGATCTGACTGTATTTTGGCATCCTGTACACACCTGATGGTATCGGATTTTCGACTGCGATTTTTTCAATCGGTGCGTTCAGGAATTCCAAGAAAAACTGTCTCGCATCCAGCCCATTGTTCAGGCGTTCCAAATCCACATAGCTTTTCCCATCAAAGCGTTTGTACAATCTCGCTGCCCCTGCGTTGCTGAGATAGGTACACGGCGGATGTGCAATCAGTAAATCCCACCGCCCCACATCATGGGTCTGTCCATCCATGGTAGTCACTTGCCCCCCCTCGATGGCCTTTAGCGCATCCCCTAAAATGTGCCATTCAGGGTGTCCGCCGGACGGCTCCTGGATGTCGCAGGAATAGGCCTCATGCCCCCGCGCCCGGAACGCCTTGCACACGGTTTGCGATTCCTCGCAGGCTATCAGAACTTTCATTTCTCGCTTTCCTCCACCGGGGAGCGGAGCCAGCCCAGAAGCCGATTGAAGCAATCCTCAGTCGATGCACCCCCACCACATTTGCGGCTTTCTCGCCCGCATTTTGCGTACACCGGGCAGTCCGCACAGAGCAGGTTGTCACAGAGCCAGTCGGCATATTCGCTGTCGCTCATTGCCCGGATTTTGTCTCCATTCGTCATTTTTCGTCACCTCCGTGTTCATCCGCAGGGGCTTTGAGCCAGTTGAGCCAGCAGTCGCAGCAGTGTCGATACAGATAACATCTCTTCGCATCGGCAACTGGACACCCAGTTTCTAAGAAACTCGCCAGTTCCTCATCCGTCATTGCTCGGACTTTATCACCGTTGGTCATTTCGTTATCCCATCCCTTTCTCTAGCCTTTCTGTGAGCTTCTGTGCATCCCCTGTTTTTCACTTGCTCATAGCATTCGGGCGAGCAGTACCGCAACCTGTTGGACTTATCCGGGATCGGAGTACCGCACACGCAGCACCGCTTCCCCTTGTCGTATCCGATTCTCGGCGTTTTCGGCTTCGGCACATAGCCAACTTCGCTTTCTCGCATCGCCATGTAATCGCCGTAGTGCATACCCCATGCTTCTTCTTTTACCACACAGGCACAGCCGGGGCAACGACCGGAGGAATCCACATCAGCCGCCACCTTGCAGATTCTGCACTGCTTAGGTTTTCCGTTTTTTGTCATCCGTTCACACGTTCCTTTCCTGCTTCCAGCTCAAATTGCTTTGTGCATCCAGCCATCAGAGCAGACATCTTTTCCCGCACAGGCAGTGGCACTTTGCTGTTTTCCACTTCCTGCTTTTCCAAGATTTCGTACACCTGGCGAAAATTCGCCCGGTCTGCAACCTGGTTTTCGCTCAGGCACAGAGAACGATAGCCTAGCCGTTTCACGGTTTCCCTGGTCAGCGAGGGCAAAGATTCCAGAGCTGCTGCTTCTTCGTAGCTTCCAAACCGCCGGATCGCCCGCATGGCCTGTTCCCAGGCTTCGCCCCAATCAGGAGCTGGCCCACCACGCTGGATCTCTGCAATGCCTTCCCGAATATCGGCAATGCTGGGCGACCACTTGTTTGTGGCAACCCACCTGTTCAGGATTGCTTCTGCGGCATCGTAGGGGATATCCTGCAACTGCCGCCACCAGAGCTCCATAGCCTGCGGATTGGGCAGGATGTTTTCCCGGCTGTAATAAGTCCGCAGTGCGGATGCAAAAAGGCTGAATTCCTGCTTTGTCACACTGTGCCCTCCTCATTCGCCCACTTCGCCGCCATGCCGTAAAAAGCATCAAGCTCCTGTGCCTTTGTGGGCTTTCCACCAGATGCCCCGCCCACAGGCCTTGCGCTGTTCTGCTCCCTCGCAAGCCATGAGTTCACAAAACGCATGATCCCGGACTTGGTTTTCCTGTTTTTGGGGTTCGACAAAAGCCAGCCACGCATATTCCTCAGCTGTTGCATCACATCCACCGCAGGATATAGCCCGCTCAAATCCACCACCAAGGCATACAGGATTGGGAACTCCGAACCATCAGCCAAAGGCAAAGTGATAGCCGGGGGCGTGGAGCTGCCGGGCAGCTCTGCGCAAGCATCCGTAGGATGCTCTATATTTTCCTTTTCCTTTTCCTTTTCCTTTTCCTTTGTCTTGGCATCGTTGGCATCTTTTCTATGCGGTGGTACGTTTGGTATGCCATCGTATGCCATGGCATCATTGGCATCGTCTTTATTCCAGCGTTTGTTTGCGTTGTCGGCTTGCTTTTTACACTTTCTGGCATACTTGGCATTATCTCGATCAATCTGTCCACGGAATACCGGGAAGACGAACCGCTCATTGCCACTGAGGTGCCCGACTTCGCCCGACTTGCTGTATTTTAGGCAAGCCACGAAAAGCCGACCCCGCTCAGCATCCGTGAGGGGTTCCAAAGCATCGAGATAGCTGTGGTACGCGCAAAAATATTCAACAGCCAAAACCTACACCTCCTGTATCTGGATTCCGTAGCGTTCCAGCATCAATTTTCGCTTGATAACAAACACCTTGTAAGCACCGCCCTGTTTGTAGCCCTTCACGTCCTCTACAATGGTTTTTCCGTCCCGGGTGTACACGAAGTCGGCTACATAGCGGCACTCTTTTTCTAGGACTTCTCCGGGCTTCCTCTGGCCTTTGTTCGGGCCTCTTTTGTAAACCTCTGTTCCCTCTGCTCTTTGCGTTGGGATCAGGATATAAGTCACTTGCCGTTGCAGGTCGGAGATTCTTCCGGCTCGTTCCATTAGCTTCAGTTCCCAATATCTTCTGGCTTCCTTTGAGCTGTCAAAGGCGATGCCGTCCACTACGGTTTCTCGATTGTTGAATTTTTTCATTTCGCTGTGGCGGTTTAACCTCCCACCGCCAAGGTTGCAAGTATAAATACATTTTTTCTTGGAAAAGATTGATTTTTAGAAGGGAAGCTGTGAATCGTCCCCCTGCATCATGGAAAAGTCATCGTATCCGGGTGTCGGAGTAGGCGTGTTGCTGTAACCGCTCTCAGCGGAATATCCGTTAGAGAAACCGCCGAAGGAATCTGTGGATGTAGCCTTGTTCTTCAGGGGCTTGTCGTTGGGAATGGTGAAGTTGCCATCCTCCACGCTGTCCACACTAATAGCCCGGAATGGTTTTGCCGTCCAGCCGGACTTGCCGTTCCACTCCCATTCCTCGTTGCGGAACAGAACGCCGATCTCCTTCTTTGCCAAGGTACGTTCGTCCCAGTTCCAAGTGTATCCCCGGTTGGATTCCTCCACGGCGGTGATAAAGCCCTTCAGGATGGACTTAGTAAATTCGTCCTTGTCGCTGCCATCGTTTACAGGCAGCCACAGCCGGAGAACACCCTTCCACTTCTTGTCCTCACGCTGGTTGTTGCCGAAATCCTCGGCATAGTAGCCAGCCCATTCACCGCTGTTGATATCAAGCAGCACACACAGCTGCTGGCCGTGGTTGTTGTTCTGTACGACCGCCTGAATGATATCACACACATACGCACCAGCGGGGAGCTTCTGGCGGCTTCCACTGTAGGCTCTAACATCGTCCCAATTGTTCGGTTTTGTGATCATTTCTGTTCATTTCCTTTCTTATTCATGCCATAATATTCTCTGATTTCCGTATCAACAAATTTCAAATCGTTGTCGATTTCAGGCCCGAACATCTGCATCGGAGATTTACAGGTATTCGTTCCATCGCTCTGGGTGATAAAGCAATGCTTCTTCCCATCGGTATACGCCATCAGCACAATGGAGAAAAGCCCCTCTACCGTCAGCTGGTTGTCCAGCATCTTTCCCAGGGTTTTGGCCCGTGTTTTGCCGGTGTTGCTATCCTGATCGGTGTGATGCAGGAAATAAACGATCACATCCGGCGGGATCTGAGTAATAACGAACTGCACCAGATTGTAAAAATGCAGTGCCATGTCGGTGTATTTGCCGTACCCTGTTTCCTTCGCCTTGGCAAAAGCCTCGAAACACATAAGGTACTGGCTATCGTCAACTACAAATGCCTTTTTTGTACTGCCCTTAATCGCACCCATGATTTTTCCGTAGTCGGATGTATTCACAACAGGCAGCTTCTTTCGGAAGGGGAGCGGCTTACCCGCTACGTTGATGATGCTCACGTCGGCAGGTTCAAAATTCCGCAGGCTTGCGGATTTGCCGGAACCGGATTCTCCCAAGATAAGTACAGGGATTCCCATATGCCCACCCCCTTACCGGATTCTCAAGCTCTCGCCCAGGTCGCCCAAAGTGGCGAATGGAAGGGAGTTCCCGGCTTCCAGGTATTCCCGGATTTTTGCCGTATCCGGTGCTCCGGGCTTTAACCACGCCGCCGGAACCTCTCCCTGAAGCTCTACCGGCTTCACGCCGCCGTTTTTCTGGATGTTGAAGGAGAACAGGGCGGTCTTGAAATTCGTCCGGCCTGTGGTCTTCATGGTGTCGAATAGCCGTTGCTTCAATGCGTCCTGCCGGTTCTTGATAGCGGTCTTCCGCTCCTGAAGCCGCTTGATTTCGGCGTCAATTTGGGCGGTGTCTCCGTCCATGCTCTTGATGATCTTTGCGTAGCCATCGGCCTTTGTATCCATATCTGCTTCGATCATCTCAATTGTGTCGAACACTGCTTCCTCCGGGATCTCCGGGTCAAGCAGTTTGTCGAACACATCTTCCCACTCTTGGGACATTTGATAAAGTGATAAGCTCATGTTGACAAATCCTTTCTTATCGGTTATAATAACCGTGTTATCCGAATCTTTCCTTACTGAACCGCTGCCGGGCTTCCTTCCCGGTGGCGGTTCTTTTTTTTACAGCAGTTCAGCAGCTTCTACACCAAGGGATTCAGCGATTCTTCCCAGCAGGGACAAGGAAGGCTCAACGGCTCCAATCTCTACTCTGCCGATCATGGACTGGGTAACATATACCTTTTCCGCAAGCTCCTTCTGGGTGTATCCCTTCAGTTCCCGAAGCTGCTTCATTTTTTCATAGTTCAAAGATTTCACTTCCTTCATCTAATCTTTTGTTTTTGTTGATGGCAAACCCATCTTTATATGGGTAAATGCGATATTTACCGGGGGTAACGATCCCTTCCAACGATGCGACTGAAAACCTGGCCGAAACACCTCTGGCGTATGTTATCGTTGTCGTGTGCCCCACATTTTGAGGAATGAATACAATGTGTTGATTCCCAACCAGAATTTTCACACGCCGAATGTGCTGATATTCTCGAACCGCCATGCAGTTGAAGAACCCACAAAATGCACCACCTTCTAATTTTGAAAAACCGACAACTGGGAAATCGTATTGCTTCCTTTTTCGCCCCACAGGAACGAGGGTCTCTGACACACTACTCCACCTCAGCTTCCTCGTTAAACTCCACCATGGAATCTACGCAGTCCAAACAGTACCGTTCGTCACGCCCAGGGATATGCACCAGCAATGGATCTGTGATGGGCTTACCACACCGCCCACAAATCGGGAGCCGTTGCAGTACCTTGTCCCATTGCGCTTCCCGGTGTTCCGCTTGCCTTACGGCATCAGCCCAGATCATACACCCACCCCCATTCGTATGCTGGATAATGCACTGGCGGCGGCGATTCCTGCCACTGCGATTGCGTACCCTGCCGGGATCATCCCAGCACCACCCAGAAGGGCAGCAGAGCCAGCGGTTGCCGCCATGCCGGTTGACAAGATTACGCTTTCACGGCTGGGTGCGTTTATTCTCTCAATCTGCTTTTTTGCGGGTCTGCGCTTCGCCTGAACCATCCGGGGGCCATCATCCATGTGGATGTCGTTCCAGCGGTCGGACCTCTGCTGATTCAGTCTGTCTTTCATCGCCTTGATATCGGTAGGCGTAGCATCCATTGCTCGCATCTTTCTTCCTCCCTTGTTTAATTTTCATAGCTTTTTGCGAAAGCTATGATTTCTTTTTCACTGTAGCCCAGGAGTTGAAGCAACGTGGAGATATCCGGCTTTATCACGCCAATGATCGTTCGCATTGTTCCCAGCTGCATCTTCCCAGCATCGGACTTGTAAACACGCATTGACGATTTAGAGATTCCTGTTTGCTCTCCCAAAGCTGTCCATGTGTCGATATCCTGCTCAACACACCGAACCTTTACATTCTTCCAAAATGCCATTTCGGCATTTTTCTGATCCTGTTCAGCGTATTTTTCAGCGTACTGCCGTATTCTTGGCATTTCCTCCAACTCCTTCCTGTTTTATCACCGTCAAGCACCGAACGAGCAATTTCCGGGTGGTCGTATCTTTTACATGGGGATGGATACCCAATACCCAGAACCATAAAAAACGGGTGCGCTCATCTTGTCACGGTGTTGCCCTGCCTCATCGGCGCCGGGCGGGCGGTCCCGGCGGACGGCCCAGAGGCCGTTTCGGCTATCAATAGGATTCAGCTATTGCTTCGCCTGTAACAGCATTGTACAGGCCGCAGTATTCGCAGAAATCGCATTCTTTTTCGTATGCTTCAAACGCATTTTCAAGGTTGTCAAAAATTCTGACCATTCCAAAAGTATTTTTGAGTAAATACATTGTTATCTACCTTTCTGTGTTGGGCGGGTTGCCCCGCCCGGTTGTACATTAGTGGTTCCGGCATCCGGTAGCCAATGCGAAAGCTTTAAGGGCTTCCTTTGCGGATTTATGGGCTTCCTTCAAGGCGGCGTTGTCTTTATCATTGCACCATGCGTAAAAGAGTTTTGCTTCTGTGTCAGAAAGAACATCGAAGATATCTTGGTTGCTCATGTTATTTCCTCCTAAAATCTTATCCGAATCTTGAATTTTTCTATTGGTTGTGTTATGATGTAATTGACTAATTACTATAGTCATATTATAATCCCTAATTAGAGATTTGTCAAGTCTTTTTTAGAATTTTTTCTCGAATTAGTGAAAAAACAAAAGAGGTGAACAGTATGGAATTCTGCGAACGGCTTACTATCCTCCTCCAAGAAAAAGGAATCAACAAAAAAGAATTTCTGCAAGACTGCGGACTTGGGCGAAACTCATTTAGCAACTGGGAGCGAAGCAAAACGGGGTATCCGACGCAGCCAGTGTTAAAAGCGATTAGCAACTATTTAGGTGTTTCTGTTGCTTACCTAAAGGGTGAAACAGAAGATCGTGGAGAAGAAAAAGAAAAAGCCCCCACGCCCAGAACGAGCGTAGAGGCCATGTACATTGCAGAGCTGGCTAACAGTTTGCCAGATCAGAAACGGAAAGAAGCGGTTGCGTTCCTCCTTGCACTTCAGAAAGAAGCTGATTCAGAAAAGCAATGAATTCCTCTTGCTTCTCCTCTGGTAGTTCCATGAAAATTTTTGCGATTTGTTCATTGCTCATCTTTTTTTACCTTCCTTTCAAAATTTGAGAATGGGGTGATACCAATGCGCATCGTAGGATACGATTAAGAGATATATTAGCTTACTTTAAGTATTTTCGCAAGTTGTGAATCAAACAGATGTTCGACTTATTTATTTTTATCAAAATATATGTTCGATAAATTGGACTAATTGGAAGAAGGAATAGAAATGAAAAGAAAATTGTGCGCCGCAGTTTGTGCCTGCCTGCTGCTGGCTGGGTGCGGAACCGCACCGACGCAAAACGCAGAACAATCGGCGGCGATTCAGACAACGGCATCAGAAGCAAACCCGGTTGTGGAAACAACCACGCCGCAGACAGTCCCGGAAACAACGGCCACTCCTACGCAAAAAAATCCAACGCTTTCTGAAACTGTTGTGTACGAAGACGATGATTTCAAATTGACGGCAAAAGAACTGGATTTCTTAAACAGCGCCCAGTTAAAAATCAAATTTCTTGCCGAAAATAACTCAGATAAAAATGTAGTATTTTTCGGGCAGAATTTTACAATAAACGGAATAACGCTTTCTGGCTATATGTATGTAAATGTTGCCGCCGGGAAGAAAACGAACGATTATGCTACATTCCAATGGGAAGATTTGGCAACTGCCGGAATAACAGAAATTGCAACGATTGTTGCGCAAGATGCCCACATTTCGGATACTGACAGTTACAAAACCATCGTAGAAACTCCATTCAAATTGGAAACGTCGATTGCAAATGATTATATTCAGAAAATCGACAAATCTGGCCAAACAATCATAGAAAAAGATGGTATTGTTGTCAAATATAGAGGCGTTTCAAAAACGTGGACTGATATTGATAAATTGGATTTTTACGTTGAGAACAGCGGAGATCAAAGCGTAAACGTCATGGTAAAAGATGTTTCTGTGAATGGTTTTACAATTTATGGAAACATGGTCGCAAGAGCCTATCCGAAATGCTCTACCTATGATTCTGTCACGTTTTTAAGCGACGATTTTAAGACGAACGATATAAAATCCATTGACGAAATTGCTATCAGACTGTACGCCTGTGATAGCACGACGTACAGGACGTTGTGGACATCTGACGAAATCAAGCTTGCCAGGAAGCCGGTTGAAATAGCAAGAGACGACAAAGCCGATGCGGATTCTATGCCGCCTGACAGTGTCCTTTCAGCAGTAGAAGCCGCCACAGGCGGAGTGTATAACGACTTCGCTATCAAGAATGATGATGGCAACGTGCTTATCACCTGCACGTTCCCAGGAATGGGCAAGGCTGCGCCTCTTCTTCAAGCAGGCAATGCCGAAATTTTGGCTAATTGGAATCCGTTCGTTGAATCCTATCAAAAGGCCTGTGACGCTGTACGGGATTATTTGAAGAATATTGGCTATGATGTCCCTGTAAAATGGGTTCTGTTGAACGATGAAGATGCAAGCAAGTCCCTACTTGAGATCGTAGACGGCGAAGTCATCTACGACGTTTCCAAAGACGGAAAGTAATTTGATTGCACCCGGCCCCCAGTGCCACCGAGGGGCCGGGCCGCCGCCGGTATATGTGTCCCTTGCCGGTTGCACCTTTACCATAGCTTTTACCATTTAAAATGTAAACCAGAATATCAAAGAATTGCTTGCTATTTCAAACAATTCGCACGTCAGAAAGGGGAGTTAGTAAAAACAATGGAGAAAAATATAACATTTGAGAAGATTTTTACAAATTGTGGAAACCTCCCGGATGAACTGCGAAAAGAGAAAGATTTACAGCATTTGACGAACCAACAGATTGCAGACGAAACAGGGCTATCAATTTACACAATAAACAATCTGTTGGCCGGGGAGTTAAAGAACCCCGGCATTTTTCCTGTCGCAATGGTTTCATCCATGCTGGGCCTGTCCCTGGATCAGCTGACAGGCATCGCAGAGCCAGCACAAGACGATATCCCGGAAGCAGACCGCTTGCGTTTGGAGCTTGGGCACAGCGAAGAAATCCGCATGGAAAAGGAAGATATCATCAGCCGTGTGGATGAATGGAGTAAGAAACTGGAACGCAGCATTGCCGCAAGAGATGCACAGATTGCGAAAAAGGATGCAATCATTGCCCAAAAGGATCTTGAAATTGCCGCAGCACGAAAAGCAGACAAACCGCTTTTATATATCCTATCTGCCCTTTGCCTGTTATTAACAATGGCATGGGCAACTTATGTTTTCCTGGATATCCGCAAGCCGGATCAGGGCTTAATTCGTCAGAACGGGGCAGCTCCTGCTGTGTGGATTGGAAGCATCTGCATGGTGATCCTCTTGGTGATGCTCTTACATTTCGCCGTTCGGCGCATCCGCAGGAAACGGAGGTAAGCCATGGGCAGGAAAAAAAAAGCTCCAGAAGTGAAATTGCCAAAAATTGAACAGCTTCCCTCCGGGGCATGGCACACAAGGGTGTTAATCGACAACCGCCGGGTCTCCATCACCAGAGAAACATACGAAGAAACACTTGCAGAATATCTTGCACTGAAAAACAGAGTAATGGCAGCCAGCGAAAAAAGATCTGGAAAGAACATCACGCTGGAGGAAGCAGTGGCAGATTACATCGCATCGAAAGAAGGCTTCCTCTCCCCTTCCACCATTGCCGGATACGAAAAATTCAAGCGCAACATGATGCTGCCCATGATGAAACGGAACATTTTCGCCGTGACCAACGACCAATGGCAAGCTGCCATCCGGGCTGAACACAAATCCGGGAAGTCTCCAAAGTACATCAAGAACGGCTGGATGTTTTTTTCAGCCTGCATCGTTGCCGCAGGGGCAGACCGCCCAGAGGTGATGCTTTACCCACCAGAGCATAACGAGCGGGCATACCTAACCCCGGACGAAATCGACAAGTTTGTGGATGCCGTAAAGGGGCAGCCTGTAGAGATTCCCGCCCTGCTCTGCCTATCCAGTCTTCGCCGTTCAGAAATCCTCGCCCTGACTTGGAACAATGTGGATTTGAAAAACAGCGCAATCTACATCAAGGGTGCAACTGTCCGGGGAACGGAAGGGCTGGTGACGAAAAAGCAAAACAAAAGCCGAAAGTCCCGCCGCCCAATTCCCATAATCCCACCACTGCTGGAAGCACTGAAAGCAGAGCCTTGCAAGTCCGGGCCAGTGGTGAAAATGACTGGTGACTACGCCTTATCCCAGGTAAAGAAAAGCTGTGAATCGGCAGGGATAACGGTGGTTGATCTCCATGGCCTACGCCACAGCTTCGCTTCCCTTGCCTACCACTTGGGCATCCCGGAAATGATAGCCGCAGAGATTGGCGGCTGGAATGATCTATCCACCATGCACAACATTTACACCCATTTGGCGCAGAAAGATATTGCCAAAAGGTCACAAGATTTCTGCGATTGGTTCTCGGAGGAATCCACAAAAAAGCGCAAATTGGAAACGCAATTGGCAACGGAAAGCAAAAACGCCTAGAGCCATGCGGTTTTTGTACTTTTCCAAACGGGGTTCGAGTCCCCTCTCTCGCACCATAAAGAAAAAGCCCTGGAACACATTTCCAGGGCTTTTTTCTGCCGTTTTTTCTTATTTTTTACATTTTTAGAAACATTCACACGCAAAAATACAATACAAAGTGTTGAATTTTAGGCGGTATGTGTTGAGAATTAAGCGGTCATTTTGGCAACGGATTGGCAACGGAAATCAGGTGCCAGAAATGGCACCTGATAATTGGCTAAACCGTGATTAAGTTTTCAGCTCGTTGTAACAAAAGCCGAAGATAAATAGGGCATTCTCTCGATCCGAAGCACCAGTTTTCCAAAGTCCGTTTTGGGATGCAGTACCGCTCTGCGAATGCCGCTTGGCTCAGGCCAGAGTTTGCAACGATCTCACGCACGCTTCTGAAAATTAGTTGGAATTTTTTTCAAAAAATTATCCCCAAGAGGTTGATTTCTTGGGGATAATCGTTAATCTTCTAGCCGCCGCATGATGGCTTTATACTCTTTGGGGTATATCGCTTTCACGCAGTCCATGTGTTCATCCAGCACCTCTAAAAGCCTTTGCAATCCTGCCGCCCTTCCTGCTTGGATAAACTCGCTTCCTCCTGTGTCTATGGGATCAAAAGCCATGGAATACAGCTGCATTGGGGCAATGTCCGCAGGGCGGGAGCTTTCCGGGTAAAGGTGATCCAGGATGGTGTAGCATGATGCCATCAGCTGGCACGTTGATGCTGTAGGGCGTTTTACCGCTTTACATTCCTCGATTGTTTCCAGCAAGTCCCGCTCTGTCAGCATCTTTTAATCCTCCACGCTCCGCAGGGCTTTTTCCAAAGCCTCTCTTGTGCGGCTGTCCGGGGCATCATCCATCATGTGCCGCAGTTTTTCTGCCATATCTTCCCTGGCATCAGCACGGCTATATCTGCCCATACTGTCCCGCTTTCGGCCACGGTAGCTGTTTACATTTCTGTAGTCATCCCGGTAGCCGTAGCCCATGCCGTACCAGTCACCAGCGTTGCTGTAGCTGCCGCCCATCATGATCTTGTCCAGATTTTTCAGGGTATGTGTCAGCTTGTCCACGGTTTCCAGCGTTCCGGCAGACAGCTCACCACGTTCAGCGATTTCTTCCAGCTCCCGGCACAAAACCTCTCGCAGTTCTTCCAAATGTTTCATCTTATTCACCTCCATCATGCCACACGCTCGATCATCAGGTTTGCATTGGCAACATCAATCGCTTCTGCGGAGATGTTGCGAACGGAAAGGGTGGCACAGCAGCCTCTAGGCACATCCACAAAAGCGGAAGTTACCACGTTAAATGCGGCATTTGCCACAGTTGGCGTTACCGTTGCTGTGGTGGTGGGGATAGCCTCGCCGCCCAAAGACAGGGCAACACTGATAGGCCCTACCGTGCCACCAGTCGGTATCGAAATGTTACCGAAAAACAGCACCTTATATCTTGCGATAGATGCACAGCCGTTGCAGGGGGATCGAAGCGTTACCAGGCCAGAGCCGTCCCGGTGAACAACATACCCCCGGTTGCACTTAACCGGCGTATCGGTAAAAAGCACGTTCTGCCCAGCCGCTACAGTCTGGGTAGCGTTTGCAGTAAGTTCAACCGCCATGTTCAGCCCTCCTTATGCCACGTTCCCGCAGCCGCAGCCGTAGTTGTTACCGCAGCAGTTGGGATTCGGAACGACATAAGCCGGTCTTGCAGGGGGGTTGTAATAGGCAAACTGGTTCTCGACGTAGCCCTTAATGGTAAGGTTTTGGGCATTCTGGCTTGCCGCCAGCTGGGCCATGAAAAGCTGCTGATTCTGGTCAGCAATTTTCTGATCTTTTGCCGCCAGCTCCTGAGCCGTCAGACGCTGGTCGATGCTGCGGAAACCGCAGTTCATAGCGTCGATGATGTCTCTGGTGGTATTCTGGATGGTGTTCCGGGTGTCGCAGCTCTGGGTAGCCAAATTGTAGTTCACGCCCTGGATAGCAGCGCGGTTCTCACAGCAGCACTGCTGCTGTGCCATCTGCATCTGGAAAAGCTGCTGCATCAAGGCAGACTGCTGGTTGCACCGGGAAAGCTCCGCTGCCTGGAAACCGTTGCTGATATTCTGGTTCACGTTTGCAAAACCATTCAGCATACCGGTGTTCATGGCATAGAAGCCATCGCAAACGCCGTTGTTTACGCTGTCGATTTTTCGCTCAATGTTGGAAAAATCGGATGCAAGGACATAGCCGTCCACAGCACCAGCACCGGAACCACGGCCACCGAAGCCACTGCCCCAGCCGTTGCCGCCCCAGCCAAACAGAACTGCGAACAGGACAATCCAAATGAACCATTCGCCTCCCCAGCCCATGCCGTTATAGCCGCCGTTGTTACCGTCAGTAACCGCACGGATATCCGCAGGGGTCATCTCACTTGCCGTAATACTCATGTGTTTATATCCTCCTCATAAATAAAATATTATAACAGCGGCACTTACCGCTTGTTACCGAACCCAAACATCCCCCGGAACTGCTCAAACTGCCCTTGCATCTGCTGTGCCATTTGCTGTGCCTGGTTAAGCTGCTGCTGGCTCACACGCCCGCTCTGCATCAGCTGATTAAGCAATTGCTGGGGGTCTTGCCCTCGCATCTGCTGCATAAACTGCGGGAATTGGGAAATCATCTGCATGGGGTTAGGCATCATCTTTTTCACCCTCCATCATTTTCTTTAGCTTTTCCTCCACAGCCGCAAGCCGCTGTTCAAATCCAGCACTCACCGCCTCCGGTGCTGGCCCGGAATCTTTAATTTTGTATTCATACGCAACCAACGGCATGGGTCGCCCGTTCATGTCGGCCCGTTTCTCATAGAATACCGGCTTGTTGCTGTCCCATAATCTCACAAAGCCATTTGCCGCTACTAAAAACGCCTCTGCCGCAGATTCAGAGGCAACCCAAATCCGGTCATCCTGTGGGCTTTGCGGTTGTGCGGCGTTCTGCCCTATGGGCATCTGCTGGGCAGGCGGCTGCATCTGCGGGAAATAGTTTTGCGGATAGTACCCGCCGGGTTGATAGATTGGCTGCATATACGGATTTGCCATCATTCACACCTCCAAAAATAGATAGGGTTTTCGTCCATCGAATTCCATGTATCATATAAAATGCCGTTATCCACAGCGACAACATGGTTTTTCAGGGCAACTACAAAAATGCCAATTGGATGCTCTCGCAGGAAATCGCCCACGGTGTAACAGTCTGGGCATTCCTCCGGGATAGATGCCCGCCGAAATCCATGTTTCCGCAGAACCGCACCCCAAACGTTATTCGCACTCGGAAGGTCGCATTGCTCTAGTCCTTCGCTGGCAAGCTCCACATACGCCTGATACCAGTCTATCCCCAGTGCCTTTGCCACTGCCCGAACGGCACAGTCACCGACTTTTGCCGCCCTTGGATTTGGATTGAATTCACAAAAACCGGCCATACGCACCACCTCTTTCTGCCTTTATGATACAAAAAAACCAGGCGAACGAATCATCATCGTTTCGCCTGGTTTTCTTCAAAAAATCGTCAGTTTGTAGTCAAATAATCAGGTCATCCGGGAGTGTGGCACTAAACTCTTTGACTGCATCATATTTTTGTTGCAGTCTGCGGACAACCCTGGTTATCGTAGCTTGGGACACATGTAAGTTTTGCGATTGCCAAATCTGGCTTTTCCCGGCGGCACGGGTGGTTAGGATTTCCATTTCCAGAGGCGTTAGATACGCCAGTCTGTCAAATTCTTTCACAACCACCCGGTTAATCCGGGATCTATCCATTTATGGCATCACGCCTCCTGCTTTTTGTAGTTGTCGCTGGAAATCTTCAGCAGAGTACCCAGCAGAGTGTCTACGGCGGTGATGGTTCCCACCACCTGCTCGGTGTAGGGCAGATCCCAAACAGCCGCAATGGCAGCGTAGAAGGTGGCCAGAGCGGGGAGCAAGATCATTGCCACCCATTTCAGGATATCGTACACATTGTTGCTCATTTTCATTTTTGTTTCCTCCTTTTATATGTTGTCGCTTGCTTAAATATTTAAATATTTTTCTTTCTTAATTCGGCTTGTGAAAATCTTCCAGATCATTAATCCGATGATTGATCACCTTAATCTGCTCCTCCACAACGGGCATTCGCCGTGCGAAATTATTATGCGTTCTAACCTCCCTGGTAAGCTCCGCGATCTGTTCCTTCATCACTGCGGTAGCCTTGCTGTTTGCGATCAGCACCCCCACCAGGGAGACACCGCCGCCGATAACTGCGGAAATTAACGAGATGATAGCGTTTGACAAATGTATATCCTCCCTATCCATTAAACCGGTTCACAAATCCCCTGTCCCACACGCCAACATGGATAAAGGTTGCGTACACACCGATCTCACCGTCCGTGATCTTTCGCTCCACGATCTGTAAAAACTTTTTCTTATCCCGGCAGTGCATATCAAAGGCACAGCCCAGCTTATGTAGACTTCCAGATGCGCCGCCAACCTCCCGGTTGTGGGTTTCGCAGCGATAGCCAGAGCCGCCAGCGGTGGCGATCTCGATAGCCTCACCATACTCGTCCCGGATAGCCTGATAGGTATCCACCATCCGTTTGCTAATAATGGATTCTTGACAGCAGCCCTTGCCTTGGCAGTGGACTTCATGTGCCATCAGATTTTTGGACAAGCGCACATCCACCCCACGGGGGATATGGTAGCATCCATCAGCCTGTAAGTACTTTTCAGCCTCAACCGGTGATGGTTTGTCACCGGTTGCCGGGGCATTCTCTGCATCACGCTTCGGCATCCCATAGGCTACAGCGTGGCGCAGAGCCTTTTGTGTGGCTTCCCCGGCGATACCATCAGCAGTGATGCCAAAGTCCGTCTGAAAAGCCCTCACGGCTCTCTGGGTGTTCGCACCGTCCAGGCCATCAATTTTTCCGGTGTCGTAGCCCAAGTAGGCCAGTAAGCATTGCACCTGTAAAACGTTCACCCCGACCACCTCCTATCCGGCTGCGTCTTCCGCATCAAGCGAATCTAACGCATCGTAGTACGCCTGTGCAAGGGCTTCAACCTCTGCGATATCCTCATCTGTCAGAAGCCCACTGTCCAGGTGGGTGTATGCCTTATCCAGCCAAAATGCCACATCTCGTCCGGCGGCGATCTCTCGCTTGATGGATCGCAGGGTGAGATCATGCCGGGCTTTGCTTTTAATCGCCATGTGTGTACCTCCTTTAGGTAGCAGTCATAGACGCAATTGCGTCCTCAAGATTTTTAATTACGATGTTCACGTCTCTCTGATAGTCCAGTTTCAACCCTGCGCCGTCGCTCGCTTGAACCACTGTGTCGGGTGCGTAAGCGGTGAGGGCTTTGTAGGCGGCAATTTCGGCAGGGGTGAGTGGGGTTTCAATGGGGGTTGCGATTCTGTATACAACTCGGCAAGGTTTAGCTGTAAAGTATTTCACCAGCGCAGTTTTTCGCTCATCGTCGGTGCTTGCTGCATCTAGTCCCAAGTAAGAGTTTTCGATTGTGAAATCAATCAGACCTTTTTCAACAAAACCCATCGAGTTTACAGTGCTAGACCACGCATTTTTTGTCCATGGTAACGCTTCACAAAACAGGCTTCTATCGAATTTTATCTCCAAAGAATTGTCCGTTTCCTCAGGAGCTCTGATACGAGCGTTTACTGCAACAGTAACCTGCGTATAGAGATTAGTCACAAAAATATTGTTTGCGTTTTTAGCATCAATCACGAAACTAGCGATTCTCTGCACCTTCACCCCTCTCTCCAAGTCCACCTCATCGCACACCCATTGCTGGCCGTTTTGGTCAGTGTAGTTGCCGCTGGACGTAACAGGGATGCCAGGTAAGCCGTTGGGGGTGGGCAGGGTGATAGTTTGCGTTTTGCCGTTCCCATCGCTCAATGTCACCACCACGCTCCCGCCGTCCCCCGCACTCACGATAGGCACAGGCGCATCCGGCGTGGGTGTGCCGTCCTGCGTACTCTTGCCATACACGGTCAGGCCGCACAGTGGCGCGGAGAAGGAATCGTCAACGGCGATGGGGTTGCCTGTCTCGCTACCCACAAGAACGTTCTGCCGGGCTTTATCTGCCGCATTGATGTTGGAGCGGGCTTGCTCCTGCTGAGAATCGGTAAGGTTCTGCTCTGTGTACAACACTGCCGTTTGTGCCGCTTTCTGGGCTTCCTGAGCGGCTTTCTTTGCTGCTGCTGCCGCAGCATCGGCGGCGGTGGTGTCACCGGCGGGGCCTACTTCACCTTGCGGCCCTTGGGGGCCGGGGTCTCCCTTGTCGCCTTTCTCGCCCCGGAAATCCCCGGAGGCGATCCCATCTTCCAGCCTTTTCAACGAATCGGCGGCATTGCTGGCAGCTGCCCCCGCCTGGGTGGCACTGGCCTGCGCACTCCGGGCGGATTCTTTTGCACTGGTCGCTGCGTCCTTTGCAGCCTGGGCATCCTTGGCCACGGCCTGAACGTAAGGCTTCATCGGTTCATCCGGCACAGCACCAGGAGCGGTAAGAGATCGGGAGGTTTCCGTTTGGTAGATTAGAGATTTTACGATCTCCCCATTTTCACCGAGCCATTGGAGCTCCGCTTGTCCACGCCCTTGATTCGCTGTGTCTGTAGCGGATACCACCCAGATGATGCCATCTGCGGATTCTGTAACCGGAACGGGGTAGGGCTTTTTATCTAAGGCTCTCTGGTGAAGCAGCAGGATGCTGCCGGAACCAGCCCGGATGTTCGGCAGAATCACCCGGATCGCACGGTTTTCGCCCTGCTTTCCAATCTTAATCATGCCGGATCTCGGAAAAACATCAATCATCGTATTTTCCCTCCTTCCCCTAGATTGTCCCTGGGATCATAGCCCAGGTATTCCAAGAGGCACTGGATTTGCTTTACTGTCATATACTCACCTTCTCCCAACCTTGGGGATATGCGGATGGAGACCATACATTATTGTCCAATGTGGAGCGGTATACTTTACCACTCTCCGTGCAGCAGTCTCCCTTATTATAGGGGCTGGTAGACAGGGAGACGAAGGGCAATGCCTTCGCTGGGTCGGTGCTCCAAGCAAATCCCCACTGTGCGGGAAGTTCTTCCGGCTCCTGAGTGTAGATAGTGCTGTCATAGAGCTGTACCAGCCTCACTACACGACCAGCAGATGATTGACACACAAAACCAATCTTGCGCTCTAGCATGTTTTTGTTTGCAACAGCAGCTTTGAAGCTAGGGATGTTGCTATCCATCGCATTTAGTTCAGTGCCTGTCATGCTTGGGGCTTTCTCCTGCAAGGCAAGAGCGTTCGCCCGCCCCTGGGCATACATGATGCTTTTTCTTTCCTCTTGTGTCACAGGCTGTCAACTCCTTTCTGATAGGCTTCATCCAGCTCTTTTAGCTGTTCCTCTCCGCCACTAGCTTTCATTTCTTCGATTTTTGCAAGGATTCTCTGCTTCCGTTCTTCGATTGTCATGCGTTCACCCCCAGCGCAGTTTCAATTTCGGATAGGGCAGCTTCATACTCTGCGTTCTGTGCGGTTACAGCTGCATACTGTTCCCGTTCATACTCCCGCTGGGCTTCATCCAGCTCCTGCCAGGGCTTCCAGGGGGCAACCATCTCCCCGGAAAACTCCACGCCGTCCTCCCGCACCCATGTCTTCCCCTCAGGGACAAAGCGGTAGCCCTCGATGTAGGTATCGCACTTGCCGTCAAAAGTGGTGGTTTCGTAGGGGATAAGTGTTCCTTCCTGGTTTTGAGTGGTGTAGCACTTAAAATCAGAATCAATATAGATTGTTTTCATTGCACCCTCCCAATGTTAATCAAGCCAAATATTTTTGATAGTGGCCCAAGTACTGTTGTCATATGCATTGGAGGATGTTGTCCTCAGTCCAATCTTTACTGCTCCACTGATTTTACTGATGTCGATGGAAAAACTACCGTTTGACGTAATAGTATATTCATAACTCACGCTGTAACCAATGCTAACCGATGCACCCCCAACATACAAGTAGTAGGATGTAGAATGAGCATTTCCATTACTGTTGCCTGTTACTGTAACTCCCGTAAAATGTGCTGTGTTATAGCTCGTTACATCTACGGATTCCTTTGATTCCATGCTAGAATTCTTAGTATACCATTTCCCACTGTAAATCTTTTCCGAGTTCACAGTTGCATTGGTAAATCCCGTTATACCAGAGTACAAACCAACACCACTTTTGAATATATACAATTCAAAAGTAATTGTGACATTATAGGTGGTTTCGCTTGTAACATTGACTGTTTGCGATTTTGTTTTATCACCGTCTGTTGCCGTGACTGTCCATGTTCCCGTATTGCCAACAACACACGCCCATGTGCCGCTGGTGTCGGGTGCTGTCAGTATGGTTGTGCCATCGGAACAGGTACAGGTTGACCCGGCTGGATATGTGATGTTGATGGTAGCCGCAAAGAAGGCCATTGTTACCGCATAGTCAGCATTTACGACAACAGACTGAGTAGCAGTTTGGCCCCCATTACTAATAGTCACCGTCCATGTTCCGGTTTTCAGGCCATTAAATGTGGCCTTTCCAGCGCTGTTGGTGGTTTTTGTGTACGTCTTGCCGTCCTTGGATACCTTGACGGTTACGCCAGCCGGGGCGGTGACGGTCAGGGAACCGCCTGTGCCACCACCGCCTGTATTTACTCTACCGATTGCCATTATGCGTTCCCCCTCCATGCAATGATCGTAGGAATTGTGATAGCCGAATTGGGCGGTGAAGCTGCGTAGATATACACACCGCCGTTGTACGCTTCAGCTACAGGTGCAAAGTTGCCACTTGTAGCGTCCGCAAGGGAAAGTACTACGTCAGGAATCATAGTTGAGATAACACCAGATAGGGGGACGGATGCCCGATACGGAAAATCAGCATAGGTGGAATCTGCCACGAAAGAGGAAACAGGAACAGACACATTGCCGAATTGCAATTTCTTCAATTCCACAGCGGTTCCGGCTTCGATTCCTGCGAGTTCCTGAAGAATGGAATCAAGGACAGTTTTGCACTGTTCTTGCGTTTCTGTTAACAATGCGTTGAACTGAGCGTTCATTGTGCTGGTGTCGACTTCCACAGTATCGGTGACAATTCCGCATACGGATTTATCCATTCTTTCATCTGTGATCATAGATGCCGTAATGCTGGTAGTACCAGCAGGAATTCGGATTCTTGCAAGGCTGATCTGCCGGACTGTAGCATTGTTTGTCAGCGCAGGAGGGACGGCATTACTTGCTCCACTCCCCTTTAGGATTTTGATTGCCGGGAGATCAGCATAATTCGTTGTAGGCCACTCAACGATAACCCGGTCGATCCTGTTCAGCGTGGAATCAGCAGGTGATACCGTCAAGGTAAGCTCCGTTCCGTTGTCGGCATTGTGGCTGTTCCACCACACTACGCCGTCACCGTTTCCATTTGCCATCCAGCCAACACCGTCTGTCACGGCCACGCTCATGGCCCCCGCCACTTTTACGGCGGCGTTATTCTGCGCACCAAAAACGCCGGATGTTCTGCCATGCAGCCAGCGCATGACATACTCTGCGCCGGTGTATTCATCTCGGTTATTCGGGAAGCTCTTAATTTCCATTTTTTATTCTCATCTCCTCCAAAGCCGTCAATGTGGGTTCGCCCAGAACGATGCTTGTTTTTTCGCCGTTGGAATCCAGCTCATATTTCCACCCGGTTACTCTCGCTGTAAATGCCACGCCGAAACGATTAGAAACGCAGGAAACAATGTCACCCAGATCATACCGAACGCCAAATTCTGATGCATCAATGGAAACTGTGAAATTATTCCGCTTGATATGCTTCCCCAGTTCCAAAGCCGCCTGCCGTTCTGCTTTTTTCTTAATCTCCGATTCTGGCTGGTCACTGTCACCCACCACAACGGCTGTGCACCAGTATTCTTCACGGTCTGCACCTTCGTGTTGTCCAATGGATATCAGCTTTTCTTGATCCTTAATCTTGTATCGGATATAGGCAACATTTTTATAAGTCGATTCGTCAATGTTGATGATCAAGTCGGAGCAAGTACCGTGTTCTTCCACAAAAGCAACGGAGTGGATGCCTTTTGTTTTGTCCACACCTTTGTAAATCTCAAAAGTCCACCGGAACGCATCAGGATTCCATGTCATACGCCTTCCGAGTTCGCCATATTTTAGAACTTCTTTGATCTTGTCCAAAAGCTGTCCGCCGTAAATAACGCTTTCGTCCTGATCTTCCGTTTGCGGGTTATCGTCCTGGAACGTCTCGGTCAGCCCCTTGATAGGTGCTAGATCAATTCTGGGCAGCCCCCGAAGATTATCGGATATCAGGCTGTAGGTATCCCGCTCAATGTTGGCAATCTTCCGGGATATCGCTACGCACCGTTTGTTCAGCATATAATCCACGGTATACCCGTTTGCTGTGATCTGCCGCCGTATGGTATCGCTCTGTACATTTTCGATCACATAAGTTGTTCCACGCACTGTGTTATACACAATGTTTCCAACTTTTAGCGATTGAATGGCGTAATCCTCCAGCGGCTCAACAATCTGGATTTTTCCAATATCGTTGTAATTTTCCGACATAAAGATTGCTGTTGCCGCATACAGGCCATACCGGGTGCTAAAGTCAGAAGGGTAAATCTCAAGGCTCATACCGTCACACCTGTCTTTTCAATGGCATAGTCGATGGATACTTCCAAGCTATTTTTCCCGTCATCGGCATCCGGCTTAATTACATTATCCCCAACTCTCAGCCGCCAGAAGCTAGAGCCTAAATCCAGCGCACCCCGGCACTCGCCATCCACAGAAGATGTTACAAAAACACGGTCGTGGGTGATCTGCACCACAATTCTTTCGTTTGCTTCCATCCTCTTTTTTACCAGCAGATAATTGTTGGTTTTGGCATCAATAATCTTTGGATTTGTTACCGATGCCAGAGCAATAAAGGTCACCGTAAATGGGATTTGAAGCTGCCCGGAATTGTAAATGTTAATAAACTGTGCCGTTACCACCTCGCCAAAACGATATGGTTTCGAGATGTTCCACGGGAATTTGAACCGCTTTCTCACACCTCGCAGTGTGGCAAAGGCATTTTCGTTCCGCATCCAGTATGGATATGCAGCCAGCAAGGAAAACTGAAATCTTGCATTTCTGGTTTTCGCTTCGATGGTCGGTGTTTCCGTTGGGCGGCAATCCAGAAAAAAGTCATCGCAGAACAGTTTCCCGTCCAGATCTGGGCGAACAACGCCTAGAAGATCTTCCTTTTTCTCCCCCTGCATTTCACCAACGATAACGCCGGAGACGGTCACCGGGCGGCTTTGGACATTGGCAGACCGCACAGTTGTGCCAGTCTGCCCGATGCCCTGGGCTTCATCAATCGAAACCGATACGGAATCGACACCGTTTGGCTTGCTGATTAAAAACCCATCGTCATAAGTAAACGTGATGGACTTTCCTTCACTGTTTTCATATCGAAAAATTTTTGATAAGTTGTTAAACATTACATCGTCCACCTCGCTTGCTCAAATGCCGCCTGTGTTGCCGCCGCCAGCTGAACCGGGGTCTGAGGTACGGCATGGATATTCTGCACGATGGTTACACCTTGGCTGTTTCCTCCACTTCGCCCACGCCGCCATTGATCTGCTTCATAAGCGTTCAGAACCGCTTCACCACGGTGGAGCATTGCGGGCATCTCGTTGAAAGGAACATAGTCCATTCCGATTGCTTTCCCAGGATAAGATGCGCCGTTAAATCTTGCGTTTACGGTGATCGTCACAGGTTTTAAGCTGCCCTGCAAAGCACTCGTCATTTTGCTGCCCAGTGTTCGCATTACGCCCTCAACGCCGGGAATTCCAGAATTCAAGCCACCGATAAAACCAGCTATCGTGTTATTCGCCGCATCTCTCGCTTCACCGGTTTTGTCCAGTGATGTCGCAAATGCCGCATAATCCTCACTAATTTTTTGGAGCTGTTCTGCGATCTTACCGCTCATGTCCGTGAAGTTGCTGGCCAGAGAAGTTTGAGATTCTTTTACGCCGCTGAAAAGCCCAAGCAGCTCATTTATTAACGCCGCACCTTCCTCTGTCGCTGCTCCACCAGCTTCTTGCATTGCTTCCACAATGGCGCTGGCATACGCTGCGCCGCTTGCGCCGTAGCTTTTCAGGGCATCTTCCAAACTGCCCAGTCCGTTTTCGGAAAGATATTGCAGATTCTCGGCATATTTTGTGTTGAAATCAATCTGAGATTGCATATTCTCTTTGATTTCGTTGAAAGTTATCGAAACGCCAGCACTAGCCTCCTGAAACGGTTTGAACCACGACTGTACACTTTCAAGTGTCTGCACATAGCTATCATGATATGTCTGCATCAACTGTGTTGCCGATGCCACATATTCTTCTGTTGCCGCCTTGAACTGGTCGGGCGTATCCTGAACGCTTTCAGCAGTTGCCACATTTTCTGCTTGAAAATCCAGCATCAGCTGTACCGCATCTTGATACGCCCCTTCCATCATTTTGAGCGTATTCAAGTCGGATTTCAGCCAAGGTGTGCCATCCTTGTGCGCGCTTTTCATTTTGTTGGTGACGGCAAGATAATTCTCAGCCTTTGCGGCTGCTTCTTCGTAGCTGTTTGCAACAACTTTTCCTTCCTGGCCGCTGGTGCGAACGCCGTTTATAAATCCGGTAGTTACATCAACCAATTTTCCCAAAAGTGGCGACAACTGCTCACCGGCATCAGACATTAGCAAGCCCCAGGAAACTTTTAGCTTGTTGATCTTTTCATCAAGCGTACTTGCCATTTTCCCAAACGCTTCTTCTGCTGCACCAGCAGAATTTTGCATCGAAACCATAATGCTATTCAGATCTTCGACATTTTGGGAAATGGTGCTGGCCGCCTTGCCCGCTTCTTGAGAACTGAACATCTCGTTAATGGCAACACCAGCCTTTTTTGCTTGGCCTTGCAGGATTTGAATAACCTCGCCAAGTGACATACCAGATGCCATCAGTTCAGCGAAAGACTGCCCAGTTGCTTCTTTCAGTTCCTTGGATGCGATAGAACCGCTTTTGCCAAGCTCGTTCAACATACCATTCAGGTACGTTGTCGTTTCGGCAGTATCAATACCGTTTTTTGTCATCACCGCATAAGCGGAGGCGACAGTATCAAGGCTGACATTATACGCTCTGGCTGTTGGGATAACACGGCCCATTGCCGATGCCAGTTCATTAACCGTTGTTTTGCCAAGGTTCTGCGTTGTGATCAGTTTATCCGCAATGCTGGTGGCATCTTTAGCCGACATACCATAAGCGTTGATAATAGTTGTAAGCACATCCACAGCTGTTGCCGTATCAGTAAAGCCGCCCTTCGCCAGTTTCACCGCCTGGGTTGTGAAATCCACAGCACTAGCCTGATCCACCGATGCGGAGATTGCGGAATAAACAGCTTCCGAAAAATCGCCAATCGCAACACCGGTTTCAGCAGCAGCCGTTTTAATGCTATCGAAGTACTTTTTTGTGTTTGTATCAGATGAAAGAAGGGTGTTTACCTTTGCAAATGCGGTTTCGGTTTCGGCAGCTGTTTTTACACAGGCAACGCCAAAGTCCACAATCTTTTTTGCCGTGAATGCCCCGGCAAGCGCAGCTCCAATTTTTGTTAAACTGCCGTCTAGGATATCAGAAAAGCTCTGTATCTTGCCGCCAGTTTCTGGGATTTGCTCCAACGACTGGTCAAATTGATCAGCTGCACTGGCCGCCTCCCGCAATACCTGGCTATTCTGGGCAACCTTCCCGGATAACGCGTAGATTTCTGCGCCAACCTTTTGCGTTTCCTCTGCACCGCCGCCAAGCGTACTATAAAGCTCAATATATTTCTCTTTTAACAGCTGTAGTTTTTTCTGCTGGTTTTGGAAATCGTTAGAAACTCGCTTCGCTTTTTCGTTGAACTTTTCGTAGCCGCCACCGGCTTTTTCCATGCTTTTAGAGATTTCCTCGGCGGTTCTTGAAGCGGTTTTGCCAATTTTAGAAATATCATCACTGGCATTATCTTTCGCCATTATGGAAATATAATATTCAAGTAAAGATCCTATGGCATTCACCCCCTCATGGCATCCAGTTTTTCACTGATGCGGTCTATAATCTCCTCGCCGCTTTCGGTCTGCACTGGATTTTCAATAATGAAATCTGCGTATCGGTTTTCCATACATCTGCCACCCAGCGTTTTTGCCACACTTTCGCAGATGTAAAGCAGGGTATCCGATGTGTAAATTCTATAGGATTCTTCATTTTGCTGTTTTTCAAATTGCGCCACAATCAACCGCAGGATTGATTTGAAAGGAAGCCTGTCCCAGAACGCTGGGTCAACAGCGCAGAAGGACAGGCTATAGCCTCTTAGCCCAGCGACAGCAGCGAAATAAAAAAATCCATCACATCGTCACGCCGGATACACTTTGTGAAGGTCACCAGCGCATTAGGGGCTTTTTCGCCGTCTTCCAAAATCCACATGGCATCCGTCAGCTCGCCGGTTTCCTTCGGGAATTCGGTGCAGGCTCTTTTCGCCATATCTTTCATCACACGCTTACCCGAATCGCTGGAACTTTCGCCCTCCTTCGGAGGGGTTCTCAGTTCAAGGATTTTCGTTTTCTCTGCGAACGCTTCGATCTGGCTCACAAGATCGAAAGTTTTCGGCAACAGTTCGCTGTTGGGAAGGTCAAAAACAAAGGTCATGCGGCAACCTCCTGATCAACATAGAATTCCATGGGGCACTCGGTGGCGTTCTGCAAAGATACATGGCCTTGCAGCTCCACAGTAATCTGTCCCTTGCCATTCTTCACAGTCTTCAAACTAAAGCCGCCGGAAGACAGAACATTTTTCAGGCAGATAGCAGCCAGGCCATTTTCGCCCATATCGCCAACCCACCAGATCTGATCGGTAAAGTCGCTTAGCTCCAGCGTGTCTTTGGGGGTGATCTTTTCGCCAGCCACGGTTGCCGGGCCAATTGCCAGCTTTACGCCATCGGCTGTCATCGTCACGGCAGTGAAACTCATTTTACAGTCCCAGCCGGTCAGGGACTTCAATTCCTTGGTGTTGTTGGGTACGTTGTCGATGTCTTCGCCGTCATCGGTGTATGTTGCCACGCAGGATGCAGTGATACCGCCAGTTGTGGCATACAGGATATCAGTATCCAGTGGCTTTGCGGGCTTTGCAGGATCAAACTTGTTCAGAATCATACCCGCACCACGGGGGATGTTTTTGAAGGCATCAGATGCAATCTGTGTAAACATTTTACTCAATTTATCGTTTCCTCCTTTTGTTCCTAAATGTAGAATTCAGCGGAGATGTTCAGTCCTCGCCGTTTAATGCTGTTATCCTCATCTGGGATCGCCCGGATAGCAGGGGAACCCATGGTAAGCCAGATATACCCACCATCCACATTGATGGTGCATCCTTCTCTGCCGATGGCATCCATGATTTCCAACGCTTTTTCTGTGGGCAATGCTTCGGATTCCGTTTTGTACCAGATGTACACCGCCAAATTTACCGGAAAGCCATCAAACCAGGAAACGGCGAACGGATATGTGATGTACGGCATCTTTTTATCTTCCGGCACTGCCGTTTCAGGATATGCCGGGATGCCAAACCCGTTGAAGAACTGGTGTAATGCTTTATCAGCCGTCACTAGGCAGCTCCCACCTTTCTGCCGTTACCTGGCACATATCCAGGGTGCCAACATTTGGGGACTGCTTATCGTTCCCATTGCTGGTTGCCCGGAAGATTGTTCCGTCAGATTCACGCCTGAAAACATCGTGGAAACTCAGGGGTGTCGCTTTCCGTGTGGTCACGGTGTAAATGCTGGTCACGCCCTCTTTTTCTGCAATACGGCTCTGCATGGTGGTATCCATAACGATTGCCGCCTTAAACTCTGCTCCTGCTTCCCATTTTGTCAGCCAGCCGCCAGCACCGTCAGGTGTGCGCTTTTTCTCCATCAAAACGCAGGTTTCGGACAAAAAGTTATCCAACAAACTCATCACAGTTTCCTCCATGCTCTAAGCCGTGGCGCAAATGCTGCTCTCCAAGTCAAGGCTTCGCCGCTGGTGGCATTTGCGTTCGACTTGGTGTACGAATACCCGCCGAAAGATTCACTCTGATATGGGCTTGCCAGAGCCTCAGCGTTCTTCTCCTGCCAAGTGTTTATTTCATCCAGCAAAGAAAGAACTTCATTTGGAACACAAATTTCCGTAACAATGCCGGTAAAGGTTTCGTTTCGTAAATCCGTATCTCCGTATATGTGGATACCGCTGTTTCTTCGGCTTCCTTCGATCAGGTAATAGTCTCCGTTTTCCAGGCCGGGGAGGAACAGACGGTTGCCTGTAATTTCTTCTTCAAAGAATCCCCACTTTTCACCCGGAAAAAAATTCCGCAGATATTGAAGCAATTCATACAGGCTTACCGTCTGCCCCATTTTCTCCCCTCCTTTTACTGCCCCTTAACGGCGGTCAGAATGTCCGCTTTACTCATTGCGGCACTGACACCGGGGATGTTGTTTTCTTTTGCATAATCCAACAGCTGAGCTTTCGTCATGCTGTCAAAGTCCACGTTTCCCGGTGCGGTGTCACTAGCCAGTGCCGCTTTTAACCCCCCACCGCAGGGGTGATAGTAGCAACAGCGATGCCATCCAGGTACTCAGCCCACAGCTTCATGCCCATAATGGCGAACATATCGCCGGTGGCACGGCTATAGTCACCTTCCACATGAACGCCGATCAGGTTGGTTTCGCCCTTGACGGTGTAGTTCAGGCCCAGCTTGGCGAAGTCGCTGTCACTGGGATCGACATAGTACAGGTCGATGTTTTCCACAGGCAGGGCAATAACCTTGTTCCGGGCAATGTACTTTTCGGGCAACAGGAACAGGGTTCTGTAGCCCAGGAAATTTTCAACATAGGTCAGACCAAACATGGTCTGCATGGTGATCTCCTTTTCCCCCAGGTAGTCATACAGATCCAGGATGTTTGCGAAGCCCACGACTTCGGTAACGTCCTTGTCCATGGATGCAAACTTGTTCAGCACGTTACCCTTCGCCAGGGCCAGACCCTGCTGGAAGGTCTTGGCGGCTACAGCCAAACTGCCGGTGTTCAGGAATGTGTAGAAGTCACCCAGAATCTTGTTCTGAAGGGCAACCAGGAACGCATCGTCGGTTTTTTCCACGGCTACAGCCGCGCCGTACTTGGCAACGCTCTCGATGGTCACACTCTTTGCGTACTTGGCAACTTCGATATCGCCATAAGCAACAGGGTCGACCTTCATCTTAGTGAAGGGGATCTCGTCACCTTCGGCAACGGTAGTGCCGCCCTTCAGGCCGCCGTCAACGCTGGCCTCGTAGGATACCAGCTTCGTGCCGGGGGCTTTACGGATGGGGCGCGTGATGCCCAGGATATTTCGCAGCGCATCCCAGTTGTCGTTGAATCTGGTTACAAAGTCCACTTCTCTTGCAGAGGTGGTAAACTGGGTAGATACGGTTACATTTTCTTTTACTGCCATTTCAACAGCTCCTTTCAGATTTTTTAATCAGTGTTGTTAGCCATGCTTTCAGCAAGCGCAGCCTGCCGCTCTGCCGTAGACAGAATGTAGCGGCCTTTATCATCCTTCTTGTAAATTTCCTCCCGGCTTTTGATGCCGCCGGAAGTATTGGGCGGGGTCTTGGTGTCGGTGCCCTTGGTGGTGGTTTTTCCAATCAGTCCCTTGTAGTCACCGCTCAGCAGGGTATCCAGTGCGGTGCTGTCCTTGATCTTCTCGCCGTCCAGCTCCAAACCGCTGATCTCTGCCTTTGCCCCACGGATCACAAGTCCCATGCTGTCAGCGGGAATGCCCTTGCTTTCAAAGTAAGCTCTCGCCGCCTTTTCCTTGGCAGCTGCGCTTTCCTTTTCTGCAATGCCGTTCTTGTAGTCCTGGAAATCCTTCTTCTCCTTTTCATACTTCGCCTTGTAGTCGTTGCCGCTGTTGTTCTTCAGTGCATCCAATTCCCTCTGAACGCCCGGAAGTTTTTCGGCATCGGCTCTGTAGGCTTCTCTCTGCTCCTTGATGGCATCCACAGTTTCCGTGTGTGCCTCAATGATCTGGTCGATTTTTTCATCTTCGATGCCCATTGCTTTCAGCATCTTTCTCGTTAGGCTCATGTCGTTATCTCCTTTTCTTCGGGGGAAGTTCTTTTCCCTTTGATACCTTCACCATATCAAAAAAAGAAGGCTTTGATACACATTTGTTTGCATATCGTTTCCTTCCATTTTGCTAACTTTTTGCTTTCCGTTTGATTACACTTTGCTTGGTTTTGCTTAATTTTTGCAAAAAGAAAACCCTGTAGCGAAAAACCACTACAGGGTAATTTGATATTTAATTAGATATTTCCGAGTTCATCTTCGATGATCTGCGCCCATTCACCCATGTGATCCGCCGCCGCAGGGCGAAGGTACGGGTGCGGAGGCCGTCTGCTGGTTCCTTCCTCCTCAGGCTGCGCATATTCCACGTTGGTTCCCATATACACACTATCGCCATCAACATAGTGTGTAATACTGTTCCGTAGCCGCCCAGTGATAACATGGCATAGCTTTTTAGCGTAAGCCTCACATTTAAGTCCAATTCTGGTTAACGCCCTTTGAATAGCTTCTTTGATTCCCTCGATGATTTCCTCTGTAAAATCCGTGATGTTCACATCCACATGAAAATCCCCGCTTCCGTAGGAATTGTGAGTATTGTTTGCCATAGTTTTTTACTCCTTTTCCTTTATGCCCAGCTTTTCATTAAGCGTTAACATTGGGATTTCCAGTTCGTATTTGTCCATCACGACAGTTATCACATACGCAACGCCAGCAGCAAAACCACGCCTGTAGATTATGTATGCAGATGTGGCCCACAAAATCAGCAATGCAACGCAGGCAGCGGTGTAAAAAAAGATACTTGCCATAATCAAATCCTTTCAATTGCTTGTATCTCGCTTTGATAAACGCTTTCGACTCCACCGCCATCCAAATCCAAGGCAATAGAATCTTCCGTATCTCCCGTTTCCTCAGCATCCCAAACACAAATTGTCTTGCCACTTATAACAGTGCCATCCTTCTTACGAATAATAACTTTCGGAAGGTCATTTGCATAATTCCATAAATTTATCATAGCTTACTCCTTTTTGGGTGGAACAGGGAAAATGTGTTCTCCCCTGGATGAATAGTGAATTGCCACTCTGTTGGAATTGTGATATTGATCATTTTTGAAGTATTGCCCAACTATGATATCGGTATCTACATATTCAACAATTTTATAGTGCCCGTCCGGCTTCTTCCTTGCGTCAACGTCTCCAGTCGTTGCATATTTTTGTAAAACGATATCTAATTCCTTTTCATCAATAGTAACTATATTTTGCGGCGTTTTACCAGTTTTCTGTCTCTGTGCTAAGTAGGTTTTATACTCATGCGTTCCTTCAATATGCTTCCGCTGCTGCCCCCTATTTAACTTTAGCGGGATTTCTCCGGAATCAATCTTCTCCTTTAGTATAGCACGGTTTTCCCCATTTTTCAACTCATTTTCCAGCTGCTTAAGTTCTAGTTTCTGCGTTTTTTGCAATTCTAAATCTTTCCCGGCTTTCCATTCCTCATAACTCACCTTACCCAGCTTAGATGCTCTGGGTGCATTTGGATCATGGAACTTATCAACGGAAATCATGGTGCAACGGCAATTGTAAATCAGGTATCCCGGTGCGCTTGGGTCTCCAGGATATCGGATTTTGTAACCGCCAACCTCAAACGGCTCGCCAATGTCAACCGTCTGTCCATCCAGCATTCTATGCTCATGCCGTGTCTTTCCGTCCAGTGTTGCAAGCCACTGCTGTTTGATCTTGATACCCATCGACTTTGCCTTTTGATAGGTGTCAATTCTCCCGGCACATTCGGCAGCTGTTGTGGCAGTCCGGGCATTCCTCACCGCAGCATTATAGCCCATCTGCGCAACGGTCACAAGCCGCTGAGCAATCTCAGGAATGGGGTCACCCAGAAGGATGCCTTTGGTGATTGCAGCGTTTATGTGCTGACGATTCCACCGCATATCCATAGGAATGTCCACAGACGGTAGGGGCAGAATATCAGGATCATCCCGAATCAGCCGCTCTACGGTGCTTCTATCGTACAATGTCCAGGACAGATTCACGTTCATGTTCTTCTCGATGGCGAAGGCGGCATAGTTGGCATTGGTGGCGTAAACATCCAGTGCTTCTTCTCCTACAATCTTCATTGCAATCTTGTCGGCATTGGTGAAGTCGGTAGTCAGAACATCTATCATATCCTGCAAATGCTTCGCCTTGCCCAAGGTTTCTTCGCGCCATGCCTTATATGCCCGCTTCTTCATCGTCCCGGCTTCTACCATTTCGGCATATTTCTTATCTTCGCCCGCAAAGGTGTCGAGGATTCCTTTTAGCCGCTCCTTTGCTTCCTCCAAAGTCTCGCCGTACACCTTGCGGATTTTTCGCTCCATGGCATCCAGCCGCTTGTCTGTCCACTCATGCCCATAGTCTGCCATAGGTTATTCCTCCGGCTGCTGATTCAGTTCCTCTACCTGTGGATTGCTTCTCTGCATCATTACGCCCATCCGCTTCATGTCCGTTTCATCTCTCCGCTTCAAAATGTCAGGCACTTCCTCCGGCAGAATCCAAGGAAGGTGATTCAATACGGTTTCATCGTCCAGGAATTCAGCCGCAGAAATAACCATATTTGTCTGCTCTGACAGGTTTGTGACCTTGTTCCATGTGAATTTTGGCTCAGGGTCAGGAACGCCAGCGACAGCACAAATCTGCTGGATAAAGTCGATCAGGCAGTATTCAAAATCCGCACACTTGTTGTCCTGCGGCTGATATGCCGCCTCAATTTCTGTTGCGGTCTTCTCCACAGCGGCAAGAGCTGCCACATCCAGCATTTGTGCATCTTCGTACAG